CTTCTAAGGTCCTAGCCGGTCCGTGCACGGGCCAGCCGGAGCAGAATTGATAGGGATATGAGCCAAACTAAAGCGCCTCGCTATGGGGCTACTGAGCCTCGCCTACATAGTCCCTACTTAGACGGCCCAAGTCGCGGTAAAGAGATCGCTCAGCTCGCCGACTCTATCGGGATACCGTTATTACCGTGGCAAGAGTTCGTAATTAACGATATGTGCACGATAGACGAAAATAATATGTTTATTCGTAAAACAAATCTCTTACTCGTAGCCCGGCAGCAAGGTAAAACGCATCTTGCTCGCATGATGATGCTGGGCCATATGTTTCTATTCGACTCGCCTAACGTGCTAATTATGAGCTCTAATAGATCCATGGCATTAGACACGTTTAGGCAGGTCGCCTATGCCATAGAGAATAACGACGGCATGCGTAAACAGGTTAAACAGATCCGGTATGCCAATGGCACCGAAAGCATAGAGCTAAAAAATGGCCATAGGCTCGATGTAGTCGCGGCCACGCGTGATGGCTCGCGCGGCAGGTCAGCCTCCCTGTTATTCGTGGATGAAGTACGCGAAATCTCAGAGGAGGGCTTTAGAGCTGCAACGCCTACTACACGTGCAAAAGCCAATGCTCAAACACTCCTGTGTAGCAATAGTGGAGACTCGTTTAGCACGGTGCTTAATTCACTACGCGAAAGAGCCATGTCATACCCTCCTAAGAGCTTTGGCTTTTACGAGTACTCAGCTCCTCAATTCGCCAAGATTACAGATCGTGATGCGTGGGCTATGGCTAATCCTGCCCTTGGATATACCGTAACCGAGGAGGCCTTAGAGGAAGCTGTCGCTACTCAATCTGTCGAGACCACAAAAACCGAGCTATTGTGTCAATGGTTAAGTAGTTCCCAATCACCTTGGCCGCATATGGCCGTCGAGGATGCCGGCGATAAAGATCTAAAAATGTCACCGGGGCCTCTTACTATATTCGCCTTTGACGTGGCACCGTCTAGGCGCGATGGCTCGCTCACTATGGGCCAAGTCCTCGAGGATGGACGTATAGGGGTCGCGGTACTAGAGACTTTTCATAGTGATGTTTCTATTGATGAGCTCTTTGTAGCTAATGCAATAGCTAAGTGGGCCAAGATTTTCTATCCGAGACAAATCGCCTACGACAAGTACACAACAGCCTCTATAGCTAAAAGGCTTGAGGCTAATGGATTACAACTAACCGACATATCCGGGCAAAAGGGGTATCAGGCCTCAGGGGATCTGTACGAAAGCTTGGCCAATAAGAGACTCGTGCACTCGGGGCAAGATGAGCTTGTAACTCATATGTCTAATTGTGCGGCTAAAGAGTCCCCGGATAGTTGGCGTATCGTGAGGCGTAAATCTGCCGGGCCCGTGGATATAGCTATCGGCTTATCTATGATCGTCCATATCCTTACTCAACCGATGGGCGAGGCCAAGGTATATAGCTAAGACACGCCGCGAAAGATCGGATATGTGCTTGACTTTTTGAGAAAATTGTTTCCATGGGAATACTCCAAACTTTAGGGTTTAAGTCAGCTGAAAAGCCGACTATCGAGGCTCAGTATGCACCTGCCGTAATGAGTACACAGTACGGATACGGATCCTTTAATACCGGTGTAGGCACCGGATTTAATGCAGGTATAGATCGTAATTTTGCATTACAGGTAGCAAGTGTTAGCCGCTGTCGTAATTTAATTGCCGGCGTTATCTCCGGTATTGATTTAGCACTTTACAAAAAATCTACAGGCGAAAAGTTAGGCTCGCCTATATGGTTAGAGCAACCTGATCTACGACAACCTCGCAGCGTTACTATTGCTGCAACAGTAGATAGTTTAATATTTTACGGCACCGCTTACTGGCGTGTTACATCTCTGTATGCAGATGATGGGCGACCATCCGGCTTTGAGTGGGTAGCTAATAATCGCGTCACTTTCACAACAAATAAATACGGTACAGAGATCGAGGATTATTTTGTTGATGGTATTAAGGTACCAATGGGCGGTATCGGATCTCTTGTAACTTTCCAAGGTTTAACTCCTGGAGTATTAGATACAGCTGGCACAACTATTAAAGCTGCATACGATATACAAAAAGCAAGCGCTGTAAGTGCTAACACACCAATGGCTACAACAGTATTAAAAAATAACGGTGCGGATCTACCTGAGGCTCAAGTACAAGGCTTACTAGCATCATGGAAAGCATCTCGCGCATCACGTAGTACGGCCTATCTCACGAGCACTCTTAGCGTAGAAAATATTGGTTTTAGTCCTAAAGATATGATGTATAACGAGGCATCTCAGTACTTAGCTACAGAAATTGCTCGCGCTATGAACGTACCGGCGTATTACATCTCTGCCGATATGAATAACTCAATGGTGTACCAAAATATTTTAGATGGTCGTAAAGAGTTTGTAGCTTATTCATTACAGCCGTACATCTGTGCTATTGAGGATCGTTTATCTATGAACGATATTACCAACTCATCTAATCAAGTACGTTTCGCTGTAGATGACTCTTTCTTACGTGCAGATGCACGAGAGCGTTTAGACATTATCGAAAAAATGTTAAACCTAGATTTAATTGATGTAAATCAAGCCCGACAAATGGAGCAACTCACACCGCTAGGAGATACAAGTGCTACTAACGTTTAGCCAAGAAATACAGGCAGCAGATACAGAGCGCCGCATAGTGTCCGGCCTTGTCGCGCCGTATGGCGAAATTGGTTTTACAAGTGCGGGCCCGGTTATGTTTGAGCGCGGCTCAATTACTTACGCTGAGGCAACAAATATCAAATTACTTATGCAGCATCAAGCCGACAAGCCCGTAGGTCGCGCAATTAGTTTCAGCGACTCAACAGAGGGCGTATATGGATCCTTTAAGTTATCGAGTAGCACTCGGGGACAAGATGCGCTCGTATTAGCTCAGGAAAACCTAGTAAGCGGCTTATCCGTCGGGGTGGATGTAACAGCCTCGAAGCCAATGGGTGACTACCTGTTAGTTACGGCGGCTGTCCTCAAAGAGGTAAGCCTCGTAGAGAGTGCGGCCTTTTCAAGCGCCTCCGTTACTGATATTGCAGCAGCTCGAGCAGCGCTTGAGGCAGCTACAAGTACAAAAGAAAAAACTACAACTATCTCTACGACCATCGTAGAGGTTGAAACAGAAACAGAAACCGAAAGCGAGGAAGCTGTGACTACAGCCCCAGAAAATACACCGGAGGAGACTCCGGTAGATACACCGGTCGAGGCTGAAAAGGTCGAGGCCGCTCGTAAGATCATCCGTCCCTCAGTACTAGACTCTCAAAGAGTACGTACACCTATTACATCTATGGGCGCGTACACAGAGCATAAGATTAAAGCTGCACTCGGTAACGAGGACTCAAAGCTATATGTAACAGCTGCCGATGACTCTTTCTCTACAAACCCTGCATTTAATCCAACTCAGTACTTATCAGAATTCCCAACTAATACACGTTTTGGCACACCTGCTATCGATGCTTGCAGCCGTGGCGTTTTGCCGGGTACTGGTATGACGATCAATGTACCGTCACTCGTGACCTCAGCCGGTGGAGGTACCGGTGTAGCACCTGTTGTAACAGTCGAGGCCGAGGCCGGAGCTGTACAAAATACAGGCATGGAAACGGCTTACCTAACAGGTACAGTCAATAAGTATGCAGGTATGAATACGATCAGCGTAGAGCTTTTGGAAAGATCAGATCCTAATTTCTACTCAGAGCTAACAAATCAGCTACAAAATGCGTATCTTAAAACTCTCGATACAACCGTACTAGCTGCTCTTATTTCAGCTGGTCAATACAGCTCAGGATGCGATGCAGACTCAGCCGGTATTATTGAGTTTGCCTCAGACTCAGCTCGTAAGGTTTACGAAGCTACAGGTTATTTTGCTAATAACTATATTGCCAATGGATCACAATGGCAGCTACTTATGGGCGCTACAGATACCACCGGGCGACCAATTTATTCAGCATCTCAGCCAATGAACGCAGGAGGCTTAGCACAACCGGGATCTATTCGCGGAAACGTACTAGGACTCGATTTGTATGTGGACAAGAATTTCACAGCTACTACAACTATCGACGACTCAGCTGTGATCCTTGCACCTGAGGCCTTTACTGTTTATCAATCACCTACCGCATATATGTCTGTAAACGTAGTATCAAACCTACAAGTACAGGTAGCAATTTACGGCTACATGGCAACTATCGCCAAGATGCCTAAGGGTATTGTTAAGTTTAATCTTAACTAAACCAAACAACTAATAGTCGGTAGGGCTCTTAGCCCTTTGAGCCCTACCGGCCCTAGTAAGTAGAGGAGTAAACAAGTGCCAGCTACATACGTCACCGAGGCGGAGCTAAGAGCTAACCTAGGTATCGAAAATCTGTACTCGTCAGATATTGTCGAGACCTGCTGTCAAGCTGCACAAGATTTACTCAACCAATTTTTATGGTTTGACTCTGCCCCTGTCGTAGGTACGGCCTTACAAAATAACGTAGCCACAGTTATGGTTGCTAACCCTGCAATCTTTACTACGGGCGACTCTGTAACCTTGAGTGGATGCGGCTCAACTTTTAACGGCACCTATACGATCACCGGCACTATTCCATGGACAGCCGGTACGACTACTCAGTTTCCATCTATAGCCTTTAATACTCGCCTATTTAATTATCCTAATGGCTACAGCTTCATCCAATTCGCTAAGGTAGCTGCTAACGCTAATTTTACTCGCGTACTCCCATACGGCTCAGCTGTAGGAGCAGATACAAAGACTAACTCTTATGCCACTACCCCGGCCGTACGTGAAGCCGCGATGATCTTGGCTACTGATATCTTTCAGGCCCGACAGGTCAGCCAAACAGGCGGCGTAACTATCGACGGATTTAGCCCGAGCCCATATCGCCTCGGTAACAGCATGATCGGCAAAATCAGAGGGCTCCTCGCCGGATACACAAACCCCGGAACGATGGTCGGATAAATGCCGGCGCCGATTACTACGCTACGAGCCTCACTAGCTGCCGCTCTAGCTAATCCAAACGTATGGAATACGTATAGCTTTCCACCGCCAACCATTACGGCTAACTCTGTAATCGTTGCACCTAACGATCCATACATAACGCCTACCAATAATACAAACGTAGGCATCTCACCTATGGCTAATTTTAAGATTATTTTTAATGTACCGATGCTTGATAATCAGGGAAACCTTGCAGGTATCGAAACCGTAGCCGTGGCCGTATTTAATAAACTAGCGGCCTCGAGCATAGTAATGAATATTGCAGCTATGAGCGCTCCATCTCTACTAGAGGTACAGAGTGGCACACTCCTAACCGCATCTTTTGACATCCAAATACTAACGAGCTGGAGTTAAGCATGAGCCTAACAGACGAGGATATCGCCTTTCTTATCAAGATAGGTCAGATTACCGAAGCACCTAAGAAAGAAACTAAAACAAAAGACACACCAACAGATAAGAACGAGGAGTAAATAAAATGGCCGTATATATGTCTAATGGTGTCGTGGTAACTCTTAACTCTGTAGTACTGAGCGATCACGTCACTAGCGCAACAATTAACCGTATTTTTGAGGAGCTGGAAGTAACAGCTATGGGCGACTCATCACGTAAGTACACAAAGGGATTAGAAACAAGCACTATCGCTCTAGACTTTTTGTCAGATACAGCGGCAGCTAACGTAAACGCTACGCTCCAAGCAGCTTGGGGTACAACAGTAGCTCTAACGCTAAAGCAGACAAGCGCAGTTGTCTCAGCTACTAATCCTTTGTACAGCACTACGATTTTGGTCAACAACACCACCGACATTAACGGCGCCGTCGGGGACATCAGTAGCCAGAGCATTACATTTACCTGTAACTCACCAATCGTAATTACAACCGCACCATAAAGAAAAGAAAAGGGGCTAACAAATGGCACGACTCAAAATAACAAGGGCTACAGGCGAAGTAAGCGAGCACCAAATTACTCCGCGTATTGAGTACGCCTTTGAGTTATATGCAAAAAAAGGTTTTCACAAAGCCTTTAGAGATGACGAGAAGCAATCAGATGTGTATTGGTTAGCGTGGGAGTGCTTACGCACATCCGGCGAAGCTGTACCGATGTTTGGTAGTGAGTTTTTAGATACCTTGGCTAAGGTCGAGGTACTAGACGATCTACCTTTAGCTTAGGGCGCGGCTCTGTAACCTACTTAATAGCTCAGCTGGCAATTAGGTTGCAGGTCGCGCCTCAGGCAATACTAGATTTAGATACTGAGATGTTTAAGACTTTAATACAAGTGCTAAACGATCAAGCTAAGGAGCAAGAGAGTGCCTACAAGAATAAGCGGCGCCGTTGAGCTTAGACTCGCTCTAAAAAAGTTTGCTCCTGATCTTTCTAAAGAAACTCAAAAAGAGATGGCTATAGCGTTAAAAAGCGTGACAGTAGTAGCTAAAGGTTTTGTACCCTCAGAT